AAGATGAGATGGTTCAACTATATAAACTTAGAGAACAGTTGAGCCTAGAAAAAGGTATAATCTACCATGTAGACCATATAATACCTTTAATTAATAAAGACATTTGTGGGTTACATGTTCCTTGGAACCTTCAAGTGATTCCTGCAATAGATAATTTGAAGAAAAGTAATAAGGTGTAATCTTGGCAATCTGGGATCAGTGGCTTAAAAATAGAATGCAAGGTGAGATTCAAGAGCTTCTTAAGGCCGACGGCGTATCTTCGCCTACTGCTGCACCAGACGGTCAACCACCTGCCAATGGCGATAAATTGCCAGATGTGCCTGAAGATGGTCATGATGCTGATAAGCAGATTGGCCGTAAGGCATATGTAGATGATCCATACTTTGACCTTATCGGCTCACAAGTTAACTATAAATTTAAACTAACGCGCATATCTAATAAGACCTTGAAAGAGGTCTCTGTAAGAGATTGGCTAGTCTCAGCTATTATCCAATGCCGCGTAGATACCCTGCTTAGATTCTCTAGACCTGAACATCGTCGCTTTGAGATGGGATTTAGGGTCATCAAGAGAGATGGCGAATCTCACTACTCAGATGAAGAGAAGGATGAGATCGCGGCAGTTGAAGACTTCATATATAACTGCGGCCGCAAAGAAGGCACACCACACGACGATAAGAGAAACTTTGGCGAATTTTTAAAGGTTATTGCTCGTGATGCACTAACCTTTGGCCATGTTGCCATTGAAAAAGTTAAGACAAGAAAAGGTGGATTGCACAGGTTTCGTCCTCTACCTGCTGAGTCTATATACCTCATCAATAAGGCTCTATCCAAGGAGCAGGTAAGTTCTAGCGCGATGAATAACTATCAACTCACTAGACCAAAAAGCGACAATGATCCTAAGGCTGATCAAGTCGTTAATGAAGTTGAAAATGACTACATAAAGTATGTTCAAATTTCTTATGACAACAGGCCTCTAGCTACGTTCGGCGACGAAGATTGTATCTTCAAACTCTTTAATCCTCAGAACTTTGCTGACTCCATGGGTTACTGCTACTCTCCACTTGAACTAGCAATTATCAACATTACAAATCATCTGAACGTTGAAAACTATAATGCTAACTTCTTTACGCACGGTTATGCCGCTCGCGGTGTCCTTCATCTTAAGGGCACAGTGACGCAGGCGCAACTTGCCAACTTTCGTAGAACTTTCTACAATAGCATTACTGGTCACCAGAACGCCTGGAGAACTCCGATCGTAGCAGGCCTTGATGAGGTTCAATGGGTGCCAATGTCTGCCAGCGCTAAGGAGATGGAGTATCTTAATTATAACAACCATCTCATGCGCATCCTATGCGCTCAGTTTCAGATTGACCCTATGGAACTTGGCTTAGACTACCTTATTTCGTCAACCGGTCGAGCTCCTATGCAGCAGGCCAGCAACGAGTATAAGATCACCTACTCCCGCGAGCGTGGTCTAGTTCCTATCCTGATGTTCATAGAAGATGTCATGAATGCAGACGTTCTCACTGCTCTAGATAAGGATATAGCTAGTAAGTATAAGTTTGTCTTCACTGGAATGACTGAAGAGACGCCTCAAACTGAGATTGCTCAGATGCAGGCTGAGATGACCGTATGGAAGTCGATGAACGACCTTCTGAAGCAGTGTCAAAAAGATAAGATCGAGGAGAAGGCTGCTGACCTACCCTTAAATCAAGCATTCTGGGCTTTAGTTGAGAAGAACTATACTCGTGGTGAGATTCGCGAAACATTCTTTGGTGACAAGGGTGCTGCTCAAAGACGCGAACTACAATATATTCCTGGCGATCCATCGTTCTTAAACTGGAACCAGTTTATAGCTACGCTTGATGCTCAGAAGAAGCAGGAAGCACAGATGGCTGCTCAGCAAGATGCGGCTACTCAAGAACAGCAGGCAAAGATGGCTTCGGAGCAACAGAAGCATGATCATGCAGAAGCTGCTCACGGCCGTGACAAAGAGAAGCACAACCTTGACATGGAGCAGATTAAGGCTAAGGCTGCTAGTGATGCTGTTCAGCATGGTCTTAAAGATACAGCAAAGCAGTTTGGTGCTTCTAAGTCTGCTAATGTTGGTGGGGTAGAGGTTGCCAACCCAATGAACCATCCAATGAACAAGACAGATGGAACAGAGTAAGCTCTATATAAAAGTAAATGACGGAAAAATAGTTATGTCAAGACATCGTCACTCTGTTATGATGTTAACTAAGATACTCTTTAGATTAGAAGTAATCGACGAAGAGCAAGCACTAAAAATAGCTACCAAGTTTAGAATTCTGTTTGTATAATTAAACAGAATATGGCATTGATTATTTTAGAAGGCCTAGATAGAGTTGGAAAGAGTTCTGTAGCTCAAATGTTTGAGTCACAGGGCTATAAATACGTCCACATGTCTGCTCCCCCAAAGGGACAAACCGCCGACCTCTTCTTAGATGAGATGGTAGAGCTCACTGCGTCTGCTGCTGCACAAGACATTGTCCTAGATAGGTCTTATTATGGTGAGACTATTTGGAGCAAGATATACAATCGTGAACCTCTTATAGATGAACTTGGACTTGAAGTATTAAGAGAACTTGAAGATTCAGTGGGTACAACGCGCATTCTTATGCATGATCTTAACAGTGAGGGGCATTGGCAACGCTGTGTAGACAATAAAGAGCCGCTCACTAAGGCTCAATTCGTTAAAGCTAGGTCACTGTACTCTGGTATGGCCGATAAGTATGGTTTTGAGCGAAAGACGCTTAAGGACTTTCCTAATGCAGAACAACCGTTGCCCAGTGATAAAAGTAGCAAGCCCATTGTTCCTTCCGAGCAAGTTTCTGAAGCTTCTAGCGCTGCTAACGAAGCTAGAAGTAATAAGGATAAAATTTTAAGCAAGTCTAAGGAACAGCTGAAGCTCGAGCGCGCGAACATAATAAACGAGGTTCTAGAGAAACGAATCATCAAGGGAAAAGGTCCCATGTATGATGACGTTGAGAGAAGTGTTCGTCACTTCCTCAATATCGAATTAGGTAAAATCCTTGGGACAGCAACGGCAACCCCAGGCCTCTCAAATGAGGAGATAGAGCTGTTGAAGTTTTTCTGTAAAAGATTAAAAGATAAGGAGACAGAGCAATGAAGGGTTTCAGACAACAGCCGCAGGCTTCCCGTAAAGAAAGACTTCGTGAGTTAGACGTTGAGGTTAAGAATTTAACCATGTCTTCTCGCATCAATCAGATGATGACCCAGCAGTTGATGACCAATGCTAAGAGCATGCATGAGGATCTTACGCGGGCTCTTAATATTATCAGTGAACTTCAGTACAAGATCTTGGCTGTCCAAAAGGTCTCTGGTCTAGATTTGGATAAGATGAACGACGCTGCCAATGAACAGCGCTTAGTTGACTTCAATGAAGCATCAGACAGAGAAGATAAAGAACAAAATTTCACTGTCGGAGATACTGTAAATGAGCAGAGCACTGTTGTTCTTACATCTACCACTGAGGAAAAGGATCGCGGTATCTTTCGTTCTCGACTTAAACTATCAGAGTGCGGAGTGCCAGACCTGGTAAATGCCTTTATGGGTCGTGAAGTTGGAACAAAGGCGCTTGTTAAACTGAATGGACTAGATCATGTTGTCGAAATACTTGCCATTAGGCAACCGGTACCCAATAATACCACCCAGCCTGAAGTGCCAGAAGGATTGGGCAATATTCCATCTAGTTCAAATCCTACTGAGACTCAAAGTCCTGAGGTAGCAGTAAGCACCTAATGTCTGACCAAGATGACAGCATGGATAGTAGATGTCCGCGCTCGCTAGCTAAACTTCCTGATTCTTTCTGTCCTCTTGCTGTCATGCGTCTTAGGGCTATTAGGACTGCTGGCAGGGAACTCACCGAAGAGGAAGAGTCTAAACTTCCTGGTTGTCCATGGGCCGTAAATCATCAGCTAGCAAACTACTGCTTCTTTAAGTATATTAAGGAATTCTCTGGGGACAAGCCACCCTCTGACGTAGAGGTGGCATCATTAAACTGCATCTCTGTTGAGG